TGGTTCCACCCTTAAAGAGGGTGGAAAGATGGCGGTGCCTCCTGGCGGGCGTGATCCGTTGAACGAAGAGAACGGCACTCTTCCCATGGACGGAAGCAGGGAAGTAGAGGACAGCCGAGAAGATGCGGCTGGTTTGTTTCTGCCTCGTGATCTAGAGAAAGTGCGTGGCGATGTGGTATTCACTGACAAAACGCTACATTCCCAAGCAGTGAGCGCAGCCAAGTCTAAGTTCAAGGTGTGGCCTTCGGCTTATGCCAGTGGTTATGTGGTGCAGCAGTACAAGCAGGCTTATAAAAAGAAGCATGGTTCACTGAGTGGTGCCTTTAAAAACGATGAAGGCGAAATCAACGCCGATGATTTAGAGCAATGGTTTAATGAAAAGTGGGTGAGAATTGGCGCCAATGGCGAAATTCTTGGCCCATGCGGAGCCCGTGCAGAAAAAGAAGGCAAGCCTAAATGCTTGCCTCAGGCTAAAGCTCAAGCCCTGAGTAAAGAAGAGCGCCAGACTATTGTTGCCCGCAAGCGCAAGGCCGACCCAAATCCCGAACGTCGTGGTCCTGCCAAAAATGTGAGCAGCAAAGTGGATGCAATGGAGCCCATGAAAGTGGAGGGCCTCATTCTTTCTGACTTGGACGAAGCGGCTTTGATTTCTGCAGAGGATATTGACGCTGCATTGAACCAATGGAAAGAAGAAGCGCCTGATCGTTTTAAGGATCTTTTGGAGGCGGAGGATGCAAAGCCTGAATGATCTCTCGCAATTCGCTGATGCCATTGTTCGTCTGGACGAATCATCATGGTCTTACTCTCCTGTTAGTGGCCGTTATCGCGGCCTTAACGGACGTTTTCTTTCTGAATCTGCTGTGGAGGCTTTGGTTGATGGTCGAATTTCTCGCCTTAATCGCAATTTACGGCGTTTTACAAACATGCTTAGTCGAGGCGATATTACGCTTTCGCAATGGCAGGAAAGCGTCAGAGAAGCATTGAAGCTTAGCCATGCACAAGTGGCAATTATTGGTAGTGGTGGACGAGATAGTATGGGCCCTGCGGAATGGGGCAAAATTGGTCAACGACTTCGTGCGGAATATCGTTATTTGGAGAGTTTTGCTCGCGATCTTTTGGCTGGCAGTGTTTCTACTCCCATGGCTCTTGCTCGTATCAGCATGTACGGTGAGAGCGTGCGAGGCTCTTATTGGGAGGCCGTTGGAATTCGCCAGGAGCGACAAGGATATAGTCTGATGCGACGCATTTTGGACTCACAAGCTAAGCATTGTCAGGACTGCCTGGACTATGCAGCAAGGGGCGTGGTGCCAATGGGCAGTTTGCCCATGCCTGGTCAGCGTTGCGCGTGTCGTTCCAACTGCAAATGTAGGGTAAAGTATCTGCGACAGCAAGCACCCGCAGTGCCCGTTTGAGCATGGATGTATTAGTTGGAAGCACGGGGCTAATTGGTTCTGTGCTGCAAGATAGTCACAATTTTGATCATTGCTACCATTCGCGCACTCTCCATCGTGCTCGTCTGCTGCAAGGCACGATTGACAAGCTTTATCTTGCATGCCTTCCTGCGGAGAAATGGAAAGCCAATCAAGATCCCTTGCGAGACTTTGCCAACATGCAGCTTGTCGTAGAAGATATTAAACATTGGCAATGCAGGGAAGTCGTTTTATATTCCACCATCGACATATTTAGCGATGAGAAAGATGTGTTTGAACTGCCCAAAATTGATGAAATTAATTACGGCACCACTCGCCGCATATTTGAGCTTTTAATAAGGGAAGCTTTTCCTAGTGCAAAGTTAAAAGTTATCCGCCTTCCTGCATTGTTTCATAATCGCATTAAGAAGAATATTTTGTTCGATTTATTGAACAACAACGAGCTTCATAATGTCAACATTGACAGTGCCTATCAGTGGTATGATCTCAATGATTTATGGCACGATACAGAGCAGGCCAAGGAAGATGGCTATCACAATTTCTTTTCCGAGCCCATTGAAACAAAGGACATTATTGAGCGCATGTTTCCGCGAGCGCGAGTGGGCATTGGCCCACGAACGGCTTACAATTTAGGACCATATTTTGCTAGCAAGGAAGAAATGCTGGCCAAGATGGAAGTGTTTGTTCGTTCCTATCGGAATTAGTGATATTGTATGCTTATCGGAATTAGTGCTATTGGCTGGGAAGATGAGGACGAAGATCAAATATTGAGCGCCAATGCAGGGGCGTTTAATATTTTAGAAATCGTACCAGGCCGCATCTTCGCCAATAATCAAGACTGGGCTGATACTGCGAAACGTTATCGCGAGGAATATGGCCTTTGGACATATTCCGCTCAGGCATTATTCTTTGGCAGTAATGTGGCAAGTTTTGAAGATACTGAAGCCACCACTGAACATTTATTGCGCGTGATTAAGCTTGGTTCCTACATGGGAATCAAGCGTTTTATTCTTGGGAGTCCAGGTCTTCGTAAGGGAAGTCCTGCATGTTTAATGAACACTTTGCGTCGCATGGATAAAATATTGGAAGCAAACGATGCCATTCTTTGCATTGAACCAATTGCTAGAGCATTTGGCGGGCGCTATTTCCATACTGTTAGCGAAATTGTCAATTTAATTGACTACTATAATTTGCATCACGTGAAGACCATGCTTGATACAAACAATGCATGGCTACAGGGCGATAGTCCTCGCAAGATTTTAAAAAATTATTCGTCTTACATTGCTCATGTGCATGTAAGCGATACGGACAACGGTCCGTTGCTTAATAAGTATGAACATCAGCAAGTCAGGAAAATGCTTGAAACATTTGGCTATCCATTTGGCGTTGTTAGGGAATTATTTAAGGCCAAGCAGAATATGAGAGAATATCCCTTGTTTAGGCAGATTTATCAATGAACTGGCGAGCCGTTTCTTCAATGGCATAGATGCCTTGAATCTTGCCAGTAAAAATTGATAGAAGATTGTCTTCCGTTTTAAAAACAGGCGTGCGATTGGCACTTTTGTTTTTAGTTTTGGCCTTTGTAGATACGCAAGTAAATTCAAACTTGAGGAAATCATCAAAGGCAGGCCAGTATTGCTTTGCATGCCGCTCCATGGCCTTCCAATGCGGTTGAAGTTCTTCCCATGGCCAATGACGCTCTGGAAAGCTGGCGCCCTGCGAGAGCACGCCATGCTCGACGTGACTCAATGAATAAAGGGAGGAAGAATAGGGATAGATGGAGAAAAGGGGGCCATCAATGTAGGTGAGGGCCTCAAAGGGAAGCTGCTGTTTGGGACTGTAAATTGCCATCATTGTTTGCTCAAAGAAGCAATCATTGGCTGGTTTTAACAAGGCATTATTAGTACAATCAAAAACAAAATCATAATCTTGCTTGAGCAAGGCCAGATCATTGCGCTTGATTTCTTCGTAAACAACAATTGGATCAAGAAGAAAATCAAAATATTTACCAGCCTTAATAGAGCTAATAAATTTCTCTTGCGTATCGAGAACAAGAGAAGTGTTTAGGAGCGGATGGTTCTTAATTTCTTGATGGGGCCAGTTTTTAAAAATCAAAGACAATGTTTCTGCATCGAGAAGACTTTCTTTCTCTGGCACTGCATAGAAATTATGAGGCACGTCTTGAACGACATGCCCATAATCGGCCAGGAAGCGATGGAAAGTCGATTGGCAAAGGCGTCTTGTGGCGCCGTCTCTGGCGTAGTGATAGCCATAATGCAAGCGATTTTGATTGATAAGCGACGCTTCGCTAATTAACCATTCGTTTTTTTCATAGAGCGTTACTTTGGCCTCGTTCACAAACGAGGCCGCTAAGTGGCAGCCAGTCCAGCCACCGCCAATAATTGCGATGGAAACCATTAGATGTCAATGCAGAGAGTTGGCTGAACACCCTGCCAATTGCTTTTGGCTTTGTAGAGGTCTAACTGAGGAAAATATTCAACGCGGCGAGGATGGCCCGTGTCATAGAAATCGGCATGGCCTTGATAGTTCCATTCATCAGGACCATGCAGTTCAGGATGGTATACGTGTGTGGGCACATCGCCAAGTTTCCAGAGCATATAGTCTTCATTCGGCACGCCCCATTGCTTCCATGCCTGAAGCCCCTCACGGGACAGATCAAAGTTTTTGATGGCCGTTAGGCGATCTTTATGCTGCATGAGATAGGGCATGCTGTAAAGGCCAACGCTCATGGACGGCGTGCCTTTCATTGCCACTTTCTCAGGCCGCTCGACGGGCAATGCGCGGACAAGAGAATTAAACCGTTCGCCAACAGTGCAAGTGTCATGCAGCAGGAACCAATAATCGCTCCATAGTTCACGCTCAACAATTTCAATGAGGGGCGTGTATTCAAACGAATTCTGCTTGACAAGCAGCATCTCCGCGCCTTTATAGCTACTGGTGGCATCTACTTCCCAACCACCATTGACAATTAAGATTTCTTCCGCCTTGATTCCCCAGCGAATCATGCTGCCAATCACCACGGGAATTGTATGTGGTGCAAAGGCTTTGCAGGTGCTAATGCAAAATTTGATTTGCGGAGAGACCATGCTGATAAATGCTGCGCTCATAGTATAAACGGCCCTTATGATGTCAAAGATTCATTTTTGTCATGGCAAAAATCCTCTACTGCGGCGACGCTTTTGTTGAAACCGGCTTTGGACGTGTGGCCGAAAATTTGCTTCCCGCCTTAGCTGAGCACCATGAGGTGAGTGTGTTGGCGGTTAATTACCACGGCGACCCCGATCCAGAAGCCAAGAAATATGAAGTTTATCCTGCCATGTTGCATGGCTCCGATCCGTTTGGCTCCCACCGCATTGGGGAACTTGTTCAAAAAATTAAGCCCGATTTGGTGTGGGTGACAAATGATATTTGGATTGGAATTAGCTTATGGAAGGCCGTTAAGGCGTTTAAAGAAAGCATTGGTTTTAAGTTTTTTGTTTACACTCCCATCGACAGTTATGGACTATTTCCTGAACTTTTAGAGCCCATCAATGAATGGGATGGCGTTGCCACTTATACAAAATTTGGGGCGGCAGAAATTGAAAAAATTGGCTACGAAAAAGAAATCGCCATCATGGGACATGGCACTGATTTCTCTAAATTTTTTCCAATGGACAAAGAAGAATGTCGAGAAAAGCTGGGCGTACCAAAAGATAAGTTTATTGTTTTCAATGGCAACAGAAATCAACCGCGCAAGCGAATTGATTTGACCATTAAGGCTTTTATTAAATTTGCAAAAGATAAAGACGATGCACGATTGTGGCTCAATATGGGCAGTAAAGATATGGGATGGGATTTAATCCCATTGTTTAAACGTGTGGCGCGAGACGAGGGTTATGATCCTACGGGCAAACTTATTCTTACTAGTCCTCATTTTTCCACGGCAAATTGCTTAAGCATTGAACAACTTAACATGGTTTACAACGCTTCCGATATTGGCATTAACACTTGCATTGGAGAAGGTTGGGGCCTGGTTAATACTGAACATGCTGCCGCTGGCGTGGCCCAACTGGTGCCTGATCATACGAGCCTGGCCGAAATTTTTGACGAACTGCCACGGATTTTATGTAATGCTGCAGAGACTGATAGGAACTATGGTTTGGAACGATTGCTTCCCGACCCGGATTCTGCCGCCGAATTACTTTCTTATTATTACGATTTCCGAGATTCACTAAAAAGAGATGGTCAGTGGTGCTACAACCGTATTCACGAAGAAGCCCTTACTTGGCCTTATATTACGAAGCAAATGTTAGAAATTGTCGAAAAAACATTAGCCGCAAAACCAGCAGAGCCTGAATTTAAGGGCTTTGGTACTCCCGCAAAAATTGATTGAAGCCATGCAAATTTCACAAATCTTTTTGACTACCAATTCAGAAGAAAAGCTTAGCCCTTTCCTGGAATACGCCACTGGCACCATTGATAATGTGTTTCCCAATGCGGAGCATATTATTTATAACAATGAAAGCCTTCGCGCTTTTATTGCTGAGCATTATGACAAAGAAGTGGTATGGGCTTATGACAGTTTGAAGCCTTTTTCTTACAAGGCTGATCTTGGCCGATTTTGTTTGTTGAACATTTTTGGCGGATGGTATTTTGACATTGCCATTAGAGCAGTTAATGCCGTGGACGTGGGAGAGCGTATTAATTTTTTGGCTTTCCGCGATATTCAACGCTTTAGCTATACAAGCTGGGCCTGCGCCACTACTGTCCTCTATTCCAAGCCAAACAATGCGGCATTGCAAACTGCCATTGAAATGATTGTGGCAAATTGCATCGAACAATACTATGGCATCACGCCATTGTGCCCCACTGGACCTACGTTGCTTGGCAAAGCTCTTGCTTCCAATGGAAGTCAGGCCGATTTCGTCTATGGCGATTATTTAGAGCTAACGCCCACGCATCAGCAGAAGAACAGGGCTTTTGTTTTGCCCGATGGCACCATCATGGCCTGGAGCAAGCCTTCTGGCGGTGGCGACTTGACTGGCGTGGGGGCCAAGAGCGTTAATAATTACAATGAGCTGTGGGCCGCGAGGGATGTTTATGCAACCGTCTGATTGCACCATTTACGCCGTTTGCATCGGCGACGAGAAGGTACGTTACGAAGCCAAAAGCACAATTGTCCCAATTCTTGGTGGGGCATGGGCTATTGACAATGAGAAGCGCGATGCGCTTCGCAAAGAAGGCTATGTTTTTGATGATGAAGGTGGTTATATGTCTGCATTGAACGAACGATGGGGGGAGCTGAGTTGTGTGCAGTGGATGATGCTTAATGCAGAAGAAAAAAATATTGGCAATGCTCAGTATCGCCGCAATTGGATTGAGCCTCATAATGAATGGTACGCTGATGACACGTTGTACGTGCCAGAACCTGCCGTTTTTGCTTGTTCGTTAGAACAACAGTTCTATGGCGGACATCGTGACTTTGATGCTCCTGCCATCACTCGCGAACTAGCCGATGGTGGTCAGTGGGTGTTTAGCAGGGAAGAGATTGATGCAGTGTGGGCGCAAAATTTATTCATTGGCTGCAACATGGCGCGTGGTCCGAAGCGGGAATATAAAGAATTTATGACTGTTCTTTTTCATGCTCTTATTCCCATTTGGGAAAAACATAAAGATCATTTTCTTTCCATTGAAGGATATGACAGGCGAGCCATTGCTTTTATTGCTGAGCGCATTATTACTGGCTTAGTTTTACATCGGGATAGAGTGTTGCCCAATGTAAAAATTGCCACGGCTCCGATAGGATTTATTAATTGATTATGCTTTAAGAAAGCATTATTGCCATGACTAAAAAAGAAAAGCAGGCCAAGGTGGCCAAAGTAATGCGTGAATTTAAAGCTGGCACGCTGAAGGGCAGCGATAAAAAACCCGTCAAGAATCGCAAGCAAGCAATTGCCATGGCGCTTTCGGAAGCTGGCATGAGCCGTCAGGGTAAAAGCGATGAATATTGGGACAACTATTTCATGACCCTCATTGGAAAAGAGGAAGAAAATGAAATGGAAGGGCCTGATGATGAAGAGGAGATGGATGGAAAAAAGCGTTAAGGGGTGATGCTGAGAGCTTCGCCCCTCCTGCTGCAGTGAGGGCCGCTGCAAGACGCGGCCTTGAGCTGCGGAAGAAATATGGCAGGGGCGGCCTTACCACTCAAGAAGCTGGCAAGCAAGGCATTGGTAGTGGCGTGGCGCGGGCTGGTGATTTAGCTGGCGGAAGCAAGATTAGCTTTGAAACTATCAAGCGCATGTCTGCGTTTTTCTCTCGTCATGAAAAGAATAAGAGCGGAGGAGAAAGTGATGCTGGCTATATCGCGTGGATGCTTTGGGGCGGGGATGCTGGTAGGTCTTGGGCTCGGCGCATTATTAAGATGGTAGAGAGTCGTCAAAAAGACCAATGAGCGAGTATGTGCGCGTGATTGAAGAAGAAGACGAAGGCATTGGTCTCATGAAATCATTGGCGCTTCTTTCCGCCAATGAACATCGCAATACTTCTCGCTGGGAGCTTGTTGAAAAACAATGCTTCAAAAACGGACGGCTCGATGAGACGCATATTTATGTGGTGAGCGTCTATGAAAAGCCCGATGATCATTTTGAGCCTACAAAATTTTTAGTTTTTGAGGCTGAAGCAATTGCAAAAGCTTATGTAATGGAAGGCGTGGAGCAGCAGCTTCGCGAGATTCGTGGCGAGGAAGACGAAGAGGATTAATTCTTTGTATGGGCGATGAAAGATGGATAGCCCATAAGCCACAATACGCTAATTCCATAGAGACCACTAAGGGTGCGTATTTGCACGCAATCTGGAGCCAATTCGGCGCGTTCCATGCGAGAGTAAGAGCTTTGGCTGACGTGAAGGACTTCGGCCACGTCTTTTTGTGATAGGCCACTATTGAGGCGAGCATCTTTTACTCGTTGGGCAATAAGAAGCCGCGCCTGATGGTGCGGCATTTTAAGCACGTCCGCATTGCCCCTTGCAAGAAACATCATGCCGCTAGTCTAAATTGCATAAGCTTTTTAATTGTAATAAGAATTGTTTGGTAAAGTATATCTATGAGCACCATCTCTTATCGGTACGATTTCTCGCCAATTGAGAAATACGAAATGACGCCAGAAGGCTACCTTCGGGCGTGGGCTTCGATTGCTCGCACTGGCATTCAGCTCTACACAGACGCTGATGGCTCAGTCCGTCGTGAATATCGTCCCGCTGTTGAAGTGGCGTCTCCAGAAAGCTTGGCCTCATTTGCGGGCAAAGCTATCACTTCTGAACATCCCCCAGTTCTTCTTGATGCTGAAAATACTAAAGACTACCAAGTAGGATTTAGCGGCACTGAAGTGGTTTACGACGATGGTTTTGTTAAGGCCGTAATGACAATTACGGACAAAGAAGCCATTGAACGTATTATGCGCGGTGATGCTCGTGAAGTGAGCGCGGGCTATCGGGTGAATTATGATCCCACGCCTGGCGTTACAGAAAACGGCGAACATTACGATGGTGTCCAAAAGGAAATCATCGGTAATCACATTGCCGTTGTTCGTCGGGGCCGCGCAGGCCCGCAAGTGAAGCTTCATCTTGATCGTCAAGATGCTGCTGATCCATCCTTACTCTCTAATAACGGAGACCGTCTAATGACTGCAAAAGTCGTTTTTGATGGCGCCGAGTTTGAAGTGACGGAGAGCGTTGCTCTTGCGATCACGAAAGAACGCGAAGACGCCAAAATGTCCTATGAGGACATGAAGAAAAAATACGACGAGCTGCAGGCCGCTGCCGATTCCATGAAAGCCGAAATGGACGCCATGGAAAAGAAAATGCAAGGCAAGTGCGACGCTGCCGAAGGCCGCGCCGATGCCCTGGCCGAGCACGTTGAGGAACTGAAAGCCGATCTGGCTACTGCCAAGGAAATCAATCTTGATTCCATGGTGGAAGAGCGTCTTTCCCTCATCGAAAAAGCCAAGCCTGTTCTCGATGCTGCTTATGATTTCAGCGGCAAAGAAGCTCGTGAAGTGATGGTTGATGCCATCCAAGCCGTTCGCGGCGACAGCATTGACCTGTCCGAAAGGTCTGATGACTACGTGCAGGCCATGTTTGACACTCTGGAGGCGTCCCGCAAGGACTCTGCCACCACTGATGAGCTGCGTAAAGCCGTAGCTTCCATTGCTTCCCCCATGTCTGCTCCTTCGTCCTATATGGACAATCTGCAGAACGCCTGGAAGAAGCCCCTCTCCATCTCCAAGGAGGCTAAGTAATTATGGCCGTTTCTTTCTCTGCCTCGGGCACTGCTACGGCTGGTGGTGTGCAACAGAGCTATGCTCTCGCCCACGCCGCCCTGCTTGAAGGCCAACTGTCCGACATTCGCGACAACACCATCTCCACTGGCCTTAACGAAACCGGCGCTGTGCTGGCTTTCGGTAATCTGGTGGTTTATAACACCGCTGGCACTGTTGCCAATTCTGCTACCACTATTTCTGGCGCTTCCGACACCGTTCTGGGTCTGAATGCTCTCACCTATGTTGACGAGACCGCCCTTGATTCCAACAGCCGTCCTGGCGTGAAGGACAAGCAAGCTCTCAACGTGGTGAACGAAGGTGCTGTGGCCGTCTACGTGACTGGCGCTGTCACCCCTGCTTCCCCCGTGCGTGTGCTGTATTCAGCTAGCGGCACTGGTAAAGCTGGTCAATTCTCCCATGCCTTCGCTTCGGGCAAAACCGTGCGGCTGGCTGGCGCTCGTTTCCTCACTTCTACTACTAGCAGCGGCCTGGCCGTGCTGGAGCTGAATGGTCCGAGCTTCACCCTCTCTGCTGATTCTTGATAGGAGGCCCTAACAATGTCTGAATTCCGTATGGATGAAGCGGGTCTGTTTCTTGAGCGTCAGCTTGAGTTCATTCGCCCGCAAGTGTTTGAAGTGCAGTATGCGGATATTAAATATCCGACTGTTCTGCCCGTAACTTCTGAGGCTGGTCCTGGCGCCCAGACCTTCACCTTCCGCATCATGGACTCCACTGGTGAGTTCCGTCTGATTGCGGATGCTGCTGATGATCTGCCCCGTGCCGACATCAGCCAAACCGAGAAGAGCATCAACATTCGTTCCTTCGGCGGTAGCTTCGGCTACACCGTGCAGGAACTGCGTGCTGCTCAAATGGCCAACATCGCCCTGGAGCAGCGTCGTGCTGCTGCTGTGCGTCGTGCTTATGAAGAAAAGGTGGAAAGCCTTGCCTTCTTCGGTGAGAGCACCGTGGGCCTTTCTGGTTTCTTCAACAATTCCACCGTGGATGTGGTGGCCGCTGATAAGTGGTTCCCCACTGCCACTGCTCAGGAAATGCTGGAACTGCTGAACTATGGCGTGACTGCCATTATCAACGCTTCCAAGATGAAGGAGCAGCCCGACACCATTCTGATGGCTTGGGAAGATTACAACAAAGTGAGCACCACTCGCAATTCCGATTCTTCGGACGTGACCGTGCTTGAGTACTTCCTGCGTACCAACCCCTACATCCGCAACGTTGAGCCGATTAACGAGCTGGATGCTGACAATAGCGTGCTGAATACCAACCGTATGGTGGTTTACAAGCGCGATCCTGAGAAAGTGCAACTGCACATTCCTCAACCCCTTGAGCTGTTCCCCCCTCAACAGCGCGGTCTGGAATTCATTGTTCCCGCCCATGCTCGCGTTGGTGGCGTGGCTTTGTACTATCCCAAGAGCGTTATTTACGTTCAGGCCAACGCCTGAGGATAGTTAATCAAGAAGAGGGGCGTTAAGCTATTGACGATTGTTTATTTAGAACAATGTTAATTGCTTACCGCCCTGAACTTGAAAATCCCCCTCGTGATGCTGGCTTTGGCGTTATCACGAAAAGTGGGCTTATTCAACTTACTCCAGGGCTGAATCAGGACATTCCTGATGAACGATGGAAAGAGGCGAAGGAAAACACTACTGTCAAGAAACTTCTTGCCATTGGTGCCATTGAGGAAATGCGTGAACAGGTGATGGTTGAAGACCTGCCTGAAAACGTGCAAAGCCTTAGTGAACTTCCCCTCACTCAAGCCATTCGTGCCATTGAACTCATCCATGATGCAGATCGTTTGGCTGATTGGAAAAAGATTGAAGGGCGCATTCGCGTGAGAAATGCTATTGCCAAACGTATGGAAGCCATTCGTATTGGAAAAGCTTGATTATGGCTGTCACCTACGCAACTTTTCTAGAACGGTTTCCTGAATTCACGCCCCATCCATCGGGCATTGTGAATGGTGCCATCACGGAGGCGTCTTATGACGCCTCTTCGGACGTGTTTGGGGATCAAACTGATCGAGCAGTGAAATTTTTAGCTGCTCATATTATTGCCATACAACTTGCACAAATGGGCATTCAAATTGGTGCCACAGATGGGAAGGTGTATGGTGGGGGGCTTGACGCCTCACAATATGGTCAAGAGTTTAAACGGTTATTAAATTCTCTTCCATCGACTGCAGTTGGTTTTGTTGTATGAGCAATCTTCTGGAGCCATTAGCCAATGCCACGTTGGTATGGTATGTGGCTTCAGGGTATGTGCTTGACAGCGAAACTGGCAATTATACGGCCACAACGACGGGCATTACTTATTATGCATCGTTAAGACAAAAGCGTGCGCCACAGTATGATCATCTCCTTGGGGCTGATCAAACTGCAGTTTATATGGAAGGGCGTTTAACACGCCCTCTAACGCTTTCTGGCATTGTTCCTGGTGATTCTGCTCAGGCAACAATCAATGGAAGGGAAGGACGGTTTGAACTTTTACCTAACGAGGAAATTGCTATTCATTATTGGCAGTTCCTCGGCACGCCAATTAGGGGAATTTTTAGACTAATTGGCAAAGGAAGCGTTGACAACGCTTAATCACTTTCCCTTTCATTGCTGAGGATTTCCTCTCATGCTCTACCATCCCACTGAACTGGTAAAGAGCCAAGACGTGATTGTGCGCGTTGGCTCTATCGCAGGCACCACCCGTCCTGTGATCACCCAGAGCGGCGCCACCTTTACGGTGAGCGGTGCTCCGACGCTTTACACCTTGCAAGCCACTACTACTGCCTCTGTTGCCTTTAACGATGGCAACCAAGAATTCTATCTGCTGGGCGGCGGTGGCTTCGCTGATAGTGTGATTACCACCTCTGCTGCAACTGCCTCCGTCACTTCTTATTTCCAGAAGGACGTGGATGGCACCACCTTCATCCCCAATAGCTTTGACGAAGCGTTCCAAGCCATTAGTGCTTCGCGCTACGACAAAAACCACGAAGTGTACGTGGAGATTAACAAGCAACTGGGCGTGAGCGGCTCCACCTATTACTATGATCGCGTGGCTTATGTGGCTTGCGTGATGAACTACAACGAGAGCTATCCTGCTGATAATCTCGTGGAATGTACTTTTGATCTGCAAAGCCGTGGTCGTATTGGCATTCACCAGAATGCTGAAGAAAACGGCAGCATCATCCCGACTGCTCCTAATAGCTGATCACTGTTCCATTGATTTTCTTGCTAGCCTCCCTATAGGGAGGCTTTTTTATGAATATTACGCAATTGAGGGAAGCTATTACTGAGCTTCTTTCATCTTCTCCCAATTTGATTGGCACTTATACGTTGCCTAATGGTTCCACTTTGCCTGCTGTGTATGTGGTGGGACAGCAGAGTGTGCCGAAGGAATGGAAAGTGAAGGGACTGGAAGTGACGATGCGCCAGTTTCCAGAATTAACGCCTTCTTCTCCATTGGGAGGGACGGTGAAAGTGAGTCAACTATGGGAAGTGATTTTGGTGCAATATACAACAAACGATAATACGCTGGCTTTGGCTATGGACAGGATGGTACGGCGTTTTCCCGACTCTACGCCTCGATATTTTCCTGGTGATGACATTGCTTATGAGCGTTGCCGTTTTGTCATTCCTGATTTAATTCTTCGCCATCTTTATCAAGCATGAGCGGCACAATTGTTGGCGGAAAAATTATTAATTCTAGAATTCTGGAGCAAAAACTTGCCCAGGCTTTTGAACTTTGGGCCAAGCAAGATGTAAATAATTTTTTTGAAAATCAGTTTACGAGCAATATTTGGTACTATCCAAGGGAAACAAAACGAAAGAATGGCGGTACTGCCGGCACCACTCGTGATATTTATGACCTTGGGGCATTGTACGAAAGTGGAAAAGATGTGAACATTAATTTAAATGCCAACAGCGTTTCGGCGGCTTGGAACTGGGACGCAAAGAATAGTACGGGAGGAGCCTATGCCGTATATGTGCATGAAGGAATAGGGACTAATTTGGTTCCCCGTCCATGGACCGATGAGCTTTACTACCCACAGAAGTTTGCAAACAGCAGCGTGCGTTTAGCATTGAAGCGCAGAATTAAAGCAGCGTTGGGCTAATGCAAATTGATTATTTATGGAGCGCGGACAAAACCGTGCATGCCATTAATTGCTTGTTGGATGGCGCGGCCTTGGAAGTGGGCATATTGTGTCTTATTTCCTGCCGGGAGGAGACCATTAGAATATCGAACGAACATCATTCAATGCTGATTGAAGTGCCTAAAGAATTTCGCTCTAGCAGCGAAAGAGTGAAGGTCTTTAATGCATTGTTAAACGTGCTAGATCATGAGCAAGTACAGCTTCCTTCTGGAAACGAAGACTGAAGATTTCTTTGATCTTCTACCTAACATTCGCCTAAAGAAATACGGTGGCTGGCTGGTTGCAGAGGCAATTGAGCAGGAAGAAATTAGCAAGCTTCAAAGTCAAGCCACCATTCGTGCCGTACAACTGGCTAAGCGCATTGCCTCTGCTAAAAGTATTCCCCTTGACGAAGCTTTTGCATTGCTGCAAGGCGGCGGAACGCTCACTGAAGCTGAATTGCTTGCGGACTACACTGAGGAAACCCTCAGCATGATTACCAGCGGCACCTCCGTTGAGGCCACTAATGCTCGCATGGTGACTGCCTTCATGCGTTCACGCGGGCAGGGCATGGTTGACGGGGAATGGCAAGACCTTAACGATTGGGAACTGGACGACACCAAAGCATTGCCACGCAAGGCCATTGCAAAGATGGTGCAATTTATTGCCGCTGAACAAGACGCTGAGGCGAAGGAGGCTGCAAGCGCAAAAAAAGCCCCAAAGAGGAATGGTCCTCAATAACAGAACGCACTGAGGCACAAGCTCGCTCTACGTTGCGTAATCTTACGCCATGGAACGAGCTTTATTTTCGCCTTTCATCGTCAGACTTTAAAGACGATAGATGGTCGGCAAAGAATTTTGGGCGTCAAAAAATATCTGATTTAAGAAAAGCGTTGCTGTATTTGGATAAGCACGATATTACAAAATACAACATCAAGAGCATTGCTATTGCCAAGATGGGCACAATGGTTGCTGGCATGATGGCTGGCAAAAAGAGCAAGATTAAGCCCGAAGATTTCTTGCCGTTTGACACTAAGAGCATTAAAAAAGAAGGTGGCGTTACTGACGCAAGTCTGATTGTTCTTCAAAGATTAATGAAGACCAGGATGATTGATGGAAGAGTGATCGCCTTAATGGCTGATGAAATCAAAGCGTTTGCTGGGCGTAATAATGGTGAATGATTATAGAATGAAAGGAAAAGTATCTGGATAAGCAAGATGGCTCAAGACGCCGAACTGAAGCTTAAGGTAAGTCTTGACCTAGCCTATTTCAAGGCGCAACTTTCCCGCCTTCCCATTGAAGCTGCTGGCTATTCGGCTCCAATTAATTTAAAAATTAACCAAAAGTCCATCGCGGATCAATATCGTCTTTTAAATAAGTATTTTGGAAAAAAACAATTTCGCATTGAAGTTAATACAAATTTAGAGACCGAAATCAAAAATGCGGGGAGGTTGGTTAAAGCCCTGCAGAGCGTTCAAAAAGTAGGCACCAAAACAACTGGTGGGTTACCACTTGGTACTGGACAGTTGGGAATTAAAAAACCAGCGGGAGGGTTAGGGGTTGAAGACATTAGGAAACTATTTAACGCATCAATTCAAGCGGGATTATTAGACCCTAAAACCCTTGGAAAAACCAGGGAGCAAATGGTCACCGCACTTGGAAGTATTGGACGTGACTCAATTGAAGGTTTGTTAAATGGACTAGAACGTGGCAATGCAAAAATTCGTTCAGCAGCAGAAATGCTGGGGAAAGATTTAATTGCTAGCACTAAAAAAACCCTTGGAATTGCCTCTCCATCAAAAATTTTTGATGCCCTTGGCCGTTTTACGGCGGAAGGCTTTGACGATGGATTTACAAAACGTTTCAATGAATTCAAGACTGGTGCGGTTGCAGACATAAGGCAATTGGTTGCGCTGCTAAAAGCAGAACTAGCAAAAGCGGGGGGTGCGAATCTTGGAACTGGGGCAAAATGGAAAAAAGGATGGTCTGAATTCTTAGAGAAACAAGCAATGCGGCCACAACGCCCACAAGGAAGGCGTGCGTATACAGAGCCCATTGGTCCGCTCCCCATGGGCTCTAAGGAGCCGTGGGCTGCTGAGGGTGGTGGTTATACGCCAAGACTGGCTTCTGGCGTTTACCAGCGGCCTGCTCAATCAAGCGTCGATCCAAATTCTTTTCTTGCTTTTTCCAGGAAAGCCTCTCAAATAGGACGGGGAGGTGCTCCTAGTAGTTTTCTTGAATTTTCGCGAAGAGCTTCCCTTGTGGGACAAAGTGGAGGTGGTGGCTTTGTCCCTCCTGGCGGTTTCCCGTCTGAAGGGCTAATTGAAAAATTTGGCCCTTCAACGTTTATTGGCGCAGGCGGTTCAATGGAAAAGTTTAAAACTACCATTGACATTGCAAGTGCTTCTGTAAAAAATTTCAGGGCCTCGTCAATTCCTTTAATTGGCGGGTTAAAAGAAATTGGTGGCGAATTTTTAAATGCAACAAAACAAGTGTTGCTATATGGCACTGCATATAAAGGTCTTGCTTTTATAACTTCTTTGCCTGGCCAAATTTTAAACGCAGCCAAAAGCCAACAGCAATTTGCTAATGCCATGCAAACTGCCACGCAAGACACAGGCACGTTTGCCAAAGAAATGCTTTATGTGGATAATATTCAGCGAGCCTTTGGCTTGAACCTTGATACTACTCGTCAAGGTTTTGTGCGTTTATATGCTTCTATGGCGCCCACGGGCTTCGATTCTGGCTCCATTGAAAAGCTTTTCACTGGCATTAGCGCGGCCACTGCTGCTTTGCAGCTTACGCCAGATAAGGCTGAGCGAGTTATTTATGCCTTTGGCCAAATGGCAAGCAAAGGCCAAATCATGAGCGAAGAACTCAAAGGGCAACTTGGCGATGTACTGCCTGGCGCATTGGCGATTTTTGCTAAAGCGGCTGGGATGTCGGTAAAAGAATTTAGCCAGGCCATGGAAGATGGTCAGTTTGTCGGTCAACGTTTTAGAGAAGTATTTGCCAAGGTTAGTGATGAATTAATGAATCGTTTCGGCACTGGAGCGCAAGCGGCTGGAAAATCATTGCAGGGTCTTCTTAATACTGTTCAAGGTGATTTTCAACGTACACTGGAAAGCTTTGCGCCTTTGGCAAATGCAGCCGCGCAAGCAATTTTGGTGCCTCTATCTGGAGCGTTGAAGCAGCTTTCCATGGCCGCACAAATTGCCATGGGAGAACAAGATAGGGCAATAAAACAATTAACCGCTGCACAAAAAGACGTTAAAGATTTGTCAATTGGTGGGGCTAAGCCAGAACAAATTCGCGCTGCCCAACAAAATGTAGCAGCTTTGCAATCAAGATTAGAAGCGCTAAATCTTGCTGCCAAAGATCCAGCCATTGCTCAACAAGCAAAAAACATACAAGCCTTTACTTCCGAAATCGGAAAGGCGGCAACTGTTGCCATGAATATTGCAAATGTTATCGGCAATGTTCTCAATCCAGTCATGACTTTTTTGGGAACTAATTTGTCAAGCGTAATCACTGTTTTGGCAAGTTTTGCAATTGGCCTTGCTTCTGTAAGGATTATTGCGATGACGGTTATGGGCGCGTTGACATTAATGAATATTGCCGTCAAAGCGGCTGGTGCAGGAAGTGTTTCAGTTGCGGCGTTGTCTGCAGCGTTTAACGTTTTAGGGATTAGTGCTGGCGGGGCTCAAATAGGAGTGATTGGATTGACCACTGCATTGAGGGTATTGTTGGTTTCCACTGGTATTGGAGCATTGGCCGCGTTAGTTGTTGGCCTAGGCGCTGCATTTGCTTCAATGGGAGACAATGCTAAAAAAGCAGCGGAGGATGCAAAAAATGCATCTCAACAAATTAGGGATGCAGCATTGTCAGGTAATGTATCAATGTTGCAAATGCAAGGTGGCACTGCACAAGCAAATATTAAAGACTTGCAATCATTGCAAACTCAGATTTTGCGTTCTGGAAGGAAAGAGAGACGAGTTAAAAGTTCTGTTACCGCAACGGTTGCACCAAGCGAATCTTTAAGACAGCAAGCTGGATTACTGGGGGTTCAACTGCCAACTGGAAGAGTTGGCACTTCTGAAGTGGGACGTTTGTTCGGTTCTGCCATTTCCGGCAATCAGCAAGTGGTGCAAAATGTTAGGCAAGCATTGCCCATGGCATTGCAAAGACAAAGAGCAATTGGTTTAAATCAACCCACACCAGCAGCACCTGGCGCAGCGGAAGCTACAACTGCCAAAGGCGGCAAATCGAGCCTTGAGGGTTACTATAGTCTTGAAGATCAACTTGCAAAAGCTAATACGCAAGCCGAAATAGATCGAATTAAACAAGAGCATCAACATCGCATTGAATTAATTAAAGCGGAATATGATTTCCGCGAAGCTCGCGCCAATAGTTTTCAAAAAGAAGCATTAGCTTTTGAAAGAAAAATTGTAGAAATTGATTTAGAGCGTCAAAGTAAAATTTTAGAGGCGGCTAGTGCCGTCAAAATGGCGCAAAGCGGAACTATTCGCACAGGTGGTGCAACAGGCCCAGCTCCTTCTGGTTTAGGCATGGTGCCTCCTGGCGAATCTGGCGCTTTGTTGCCGGGGCAAAATGCCATGGGGACGCCTATTGGCGCTCGCGTGGGTGCTCCACGAAAAGTTGGAGGAAACGAACGCCGCGATTTACTTGCGGATCAGCAGCGTAGTATTGCGTTAACAAATCAATCTACTGTTTCAAAACAAGCAGAAGCAGAGGCAACAAAAAAAGTACAAGTTGCTTTAGAAGAATATGCAAATGCAATTATGCCCACTAGTGAGCAAAGATTGCAAAATTCTTTATTACAAAAGAAAAATGAACTTATCGCCCAAGGGCTTCCAGATTCGGTTATTCAACAAGAATCAAAATTGTTTGAAACCCAAGAAAAAGTGCGTTATGGCATTGAAGCCATTAATAATTTAGAAAAAGATGGAAAAATTAAAACTGACGATGCAACTAAAGCGCGAGCCAGTTTAAATGAAAAACTTAGAGAGTTTAATCAACTAACCATTGAAAGCATTGCCCTTCAAGAGCGACAGGCTCAGTTGGAGGAAGTAGCAAAAGCTCAACGAGAAATTGGAGCCATGGGCACCGGCTTAATGGCAGGTTTTTATGGCAGCGCAGCTCAGACTTATGAAAACCAAATTGCAAAAGGAGCAACACAAGAACATGCCAGGCAAATGGCTGAGCTGGAAACGCAATCCATGCGCCTTCAGGCCACGTTTGGCGGCATTCAAAACGCCATTGGAGGCATTGGCAGCGCCTTTGGCGCCTTAATGACTGAAGGCATTGCTTCTATGGTGCAAGGCACTGCCACGGCTCAGGAAGTATTTAGCCAATTCTTAAATGCTATTGGACAAGCTTTAATGCAGGCCGCTTCTCAAATGATTGCCACTTATGTGGCAATTGGCATTGCTCGTATTTTTGCGGGCATGGGTGGGGGAATGGGTCTTGAAGGAGCAACCAAGGCTTCCGGCAATTTAAGTTCTACAGCGGGCTTTGGGGCTGGTACTATCACCGGCTTTGCCGATGGAGGCATTGCCTCTGGAGGCTTCAGGGCTTTTGCGAATGGTGGAATTGTCCAAGGCCCTACGCTTGGTCTCGTGGGCGAAGGAAAATACAACGAAGCCATTGTTCCTCTTCCCGATGGTCGCGCTATTCCCGTGCAAATGCAAGGCGATAGCGTAAGAGACAAAATGAGCAATAGCGGCAATGGTGGTGGTGCCGCATCGCCAATGTTATCAATGAACTTTGAAACCACTACCATTAACAACGTGGAATATGTGAGTAGGGAACAACTAGAGAAGGCTATGATGGAGACTAGAAAGCTTGCCACAAAAGATGGTGCACGGCAAGGGGCTAATTTAGCCATTGATAAAATCCAACAAAGTCCTAACACTCGTCGGAGAATTGGCATTTAATTACCATGGCTAATTTTCCATCATTAAAACCAACTCGTCGTAATTTTACGCTGGGCGAATATCCAACAAAAATTTATCGTTCTTTATCAGGAAAGACTATTCGCAGAAGTTTTGGCAATCGTCCATATGGGGCCACGTTAGAACTAGTGTTTGAAAACGTGAGCGAAGACGCATTGGCCGCCATTTACAGCCATTATCACGGACAGCTAGGTAATTCCACAGGCTTTGCATTGTCCGATGAAGCATTGGCAGGATTGACTGCTGGCACAAATACAACCAGGCAGTTAAAAGCTGGAGCGCCATTTATCGTGCTGCAACAACTTGGCATTGGAAGTGGAAGTTCTTCTGAAATGCTTTGGTTTTATGATGAAGCCCCTCAAGTGGAAAGCACTTATAGAAATTTAAGCACAATTAGCGTCAAACTTAGCTCTGAATTTACACCATGACCACGCTAAGAATTGTCCAATATTTTGATCTTCTAGCAATGACGGATACGGCTGCTACGGCAGCTAATTTGGCAGGCATGAATCAAGCTGATACCATCACTCTTGGCAGCGATCCTAATACTGTCTATCATCGCTACCAAAATTTCTTTGTCAACGAAGCCAAGACTTACGATGGGCAATTATATTCTTTCGCTCCATTTCGCACAGAAGGCACAATTAGCAATTTAGGCGGCGACAATACACTATTGCAAGTGTTATTTCCCAATGTAGAAGTGGCACTGCGTTTAGTTGAACAGGGCAATGGTAATAGGCTTAGCCGATTAGTTTTAACCACGCAATGGCTTAATGCAAATTTTGCTCCAGTAAAAACTTACGAAGAAAGATATATTGGTATTGGCGCCGCATTCTCTGATACCACTATTGAGCTTAGATTTAGAAGCGCAATGGATAGCGTTGGAACGCAATTTCCAGCACGCTCGTTAACGCGCAGTCTTGTAGGATTATTGCCGTTAAGCGCTAGTGTTTCATTGCGATGATTGATTACAGCGATCTGATTGGGCTAAAGCATCAATATGCTGCACGCCCAAGTGATGGTGAAGGCTTCACTGATTGCTGGCTTCTTTGCATGGAAGTTAGAAAACGGCTGGGCCTTAAGCATTTAGAAGCTTCCTATCCATGGGTGTATCAAGATTATGAAGAGGAAGAGCTAACTATTTGGAAAATTTTACGTTGGTTATTAAGTTTTGGCAAAAAAATTACTGAACCACGCCCTGGCGCAGTATTTTACCTGCCAGGCGGCAATTCATTGCTTGCCATGGCTGTTGTATTGGACGATGGCAATTGTTTATTTCTCGGGCCAAGTAAGATGGTAGTAGCAGCGCCTGTCTCAAGGGTGCGGCCAAAGTATTATTTTTGGGCAGATTAATGAGCGACAAGCGCGACAAACTGCTTCCTTATGAATACCAATTAATTGATGCTCTTGGCATTACCAAGGAAGAGTATTTAGATTTTGTCGCGCAGCAACAATTATATGCAGACGCAAAAGAAGGCACAACATTAGATATTAGAAACTGGGAAGTTGCTGCAATTATTATTGCCGTTGTTGGCATTGTATTTCAAGTGGTGGCGGCACTTATTGCGCCTCCACCTGCTCAAGCCCCTCAGCTTCGCGCTGGTTCATCCACGGGAGGCGGCGTTCCATCCACTCGTGACGAACTATTTGCCCCTCGTTTTGGCTTTGATAGCCAGCAGCAATTAGCGGCCTATGGTGATCCAGTTAATCTTGTTTATACAAACATAGAGGCAAATTCAAATGGTGGCGTGCGAATGGCCGCCTCATTAATTTGGTCGTCATTGTTAAGTTATGGTAATAGTCAGCTAGTAAAACTTTTATTCGCTCTTGGCGGGGGCGGGATTGGAAGAATTAATTTGGGAAAAACAGCTTTTGGGCAAACAGCGCTGAGCGGTTTGGTTGCACAAAATTTTTGGATTTATTTTCGCGAAAACACAACAGGAGCAATTATTAATTCTTATTTAAAACCGCAATTGTATGGAATTGATGTGGCGGATCCCACTAAAATTGGCAATGAATCGACAAATGTTTATTTGATTAGAAAAGGAGGTGCGGTTTATCAGGGCTTTAGCCATTGTTATTCGCCATCATCCGCAAATCAATTTGGTATTTATGGGGCGGTGCCAATACATGTAAATTTATTTATTAGAAATGCTGGCGGAGACTTTGAGCAAGATAATAATAAAATTTTTCTTTCCATTGAAAATGGCGCAGAATACGTTGCTTTACGTGCATATGAAGAAAACACTTCAATTGGAGTTGCGCTTGCCCAAACCACAAATGAACGGGAAGGGCTGGCCACTGAAGAAGCAAAAGAATCAAGACGATCCTTGGCATCAGTTTTTGATAATTCTGGATTGTTTAAATTTGGTTCAATAAAGGCGAAGGTTACCACTATTTCTCGTGGAGATACGGTTGATGGCGTTATGAATATTGGCCTTGTTGTTGTTGAGCGAGGATTGGCGCCTTATGTTCCATATCAAGCCGTAAAAGTAGAAGATGTAGATCCAAACTCTATTTTTAGTTATTTGACACCAAATACATATTTATATGAGCGTCGGCAGCAATTTCTAAGAGCAGAACAGGCAATTGTTCCAATTATGGAAGAAGATTCACTTTTTGGAAGCGCCGCCGAATTATTGGCAAATGGAAACATCCACAATTATGTGCCAACAAATTGGGAATGCAATGAGCAGTTGGTTTTTGTGAGCACATATGGCGAAGATGGATATTGGGAAAATCAAAATATTTGCAATCCCACCGAATATGGACACCGTGCTGCGCGACCTTTAACAGAACAAGAACGCATAATTTTGCAATCATATGTTGATCTTGATAATATTGCGGGGCCGACTGCGCTTGGGTCGCAGAGAGATGATTATTTCAATACAAAAGCTCTTGTTCGCATTGAAGAGGCTTTTTATCAAGTGGTTTCACCATGTCACATTGTTGATTTTTCAATTAAGGCCAGGGTTTTCAAAAGAGTTAGCGGAAGACAAGAAGAATATGGCAGCAATCGACGGGGGTCTGGATATAGTAGTGCGGACAATGGCTTAAAACATCGCTCTTCTATGTTTGTAGTCAAGGTAAAAAGAACAACCGACTCATCATATTCATATGTGCCCGCTATATTTGTAATAAGACGAGCTGCTGACATTGAAAATTTTGTTTACTTGCGATTTGATAGTAATCTTACTGGGGCAGTAAATGGCCAAAACTTTCAGTTTAAATTTGAGCCAATCTACGATGTAATAGCGGAGGCAAATAAAACACCAGCATTGAGAACTTTTGAAGGCAAAATTCGGTTTGCCTATTTGGAAAACAATGGAACCGAGCAAACGCTAGGCGTGAATTTATCTTTTGCGCCAACTGCATTTATGCACTTTACTGGTTCGATTCAAGAATCCCCTTTATTTCCGCCAATTAATCAACAGCCTGCCGGAACTAACGAATGGGATGTATTTAGTGTTAATTCTGACACTCAATTGCAATTTTCTTTTGATAATGGTCCAGAATTAATGCTGGCCGCAGTAACTGAACAAATTGTTGACTCCTATGAAAATTATTTAGGGTTATATAATAATTTATGCCTGATTGGTTTGAATTTATATTCGGGCAAAAGCGTCCAAGATTTACGTTCTTTTAGTGTTTTTGTGGAACAAGGGCGCCTTTGTCGCCTTCTCCGCACTTCTGGCACAGTTAATGGTATTGCATGGGGGCAGTCTGGTTTTCAATATCTTTCGGATTCGGCCAATGGTTATGCCAATACAGCCCCAGATATTTTCATTGATACCGTGCTTGATGCACAAGATGGCATTGGTCGTCATGCAAGCGTGCATTCCGTAGATTTAGAGCAGTTGGCAAAGAGTAAAAAGTTTTGCGAAACCAATAATTTATTCGTGGACGGAGTGATCGCGGAACCAGTTTCGTGGCGTCAATTTTGGGCACAAACGTCGGGATTTAGTTTGCTAGAACTTGCAAAAGTTGGCGGTCAAGATGTATTAATTCCGGCTGTACCATACGTGCAAAATACTGGTGCAATTACCAGGCAGATTGGCATTTCGGCATTGTTTAATCAAGGCAATATTATTGAAGAATCGTACAAAGAAGAGTTTATTGATTACGGGGAAAATACGCAAGACATGATTGTATCGGTAATTTACAGGAAAAATGATACCGACAATGGCTTTGCAGTTAATACAAGCGTGGACGTGCAATTTGCTGATATTATTGAAAACAATGCTTCGCGCAAAACTATTGATGCTTCAGCATTCGTTACGCAACGTCAGCAAGCCATTTTGATGGCCAAATTTCTTTGCAATAGCAAGCGATATTCGCAACGTGCCATTGAATTTAAAACCTTTCCCACCGATAGTCCCGTTTTCCCTGGTGCATATATTTATGTGGAACTAGCCCATAATCAATGGGATGGCATTTACACGGGAACCATTGAAGACGGAGGCAAATTAAACCTGCCCGTGACTACTACTATTCCCGATGGAACAAACTATTCGATGCTTGTGTATACGCCAGATGGCGGGGCATCTTCCACGCAATTATTTACTGGCGTTACTGTTGCCAATAATCAAGCGCGAGTGGGGAATGATTTTGGAGCTTTCCAGAATTACGTGGGTAAGCTTTTTGTAATTGGCACTGTTGTTAATACAAAGCGAGTGTTTCGTGTGACGGAAGTGCAAATGGATGAAGAAGGGGAAGTGACCATTCGCGCTGTGCATCATGCCACTGATGGCAATGGCCTATCCATGATTTCCCGCGGTTTGGCAGAAACGGTAAATGGTTTGTTCTTAATTGATGGTCGTTCAGAATAGACTATGTATAGAATGTAATTATTAACGATTCATCGACATGGCCTTTTACACTGGTCGCTCTGGGAGCTTGTCCTTTGGCACAACGGACAGCACGGCGCCTTCTAGCAGTCTTAGCCAGCCCTCTAACATTCGTCAGGTGGCTAAGATTCGCGACTGGTCGCTTGACACCACTGTTGAATTGATTTCCACCAATTCCATTGATAGCGGCGTTAATACTTTCACTCCTGGCATTAAAGGTGCCACTGGTAGTGCCACATTGATTTATTACCGCCTGGAGGGTAACGAAACCAACACTTTATATTCTTTCGTGAATTTGCTACAAAATTCTATTATGAAAACTGGCAATATTACGGAAGCTGATCGCTTATTTTTTGAACTCAATACTGGTGGCGATGGTTCCGACGATATTAAATTTTGGGGCTACATTACTTCCGCTGGCGTAGCTGTTTCAACCGGCGAGCTTTCTACCGTGCCCATCCAATTCACTATGGACGGGGATTTTGTGGAAGTGTTGAGCTAAGTTAATGACTTTCTTCGCTGGACATACGGGCACAGTCCGTTTGCGGAGAAATTCGCAAGTGGTTTCATTTAATAGTGAAATCGCGCCAGATGACGTGAATGTAGTTTTAAATCGACTTGGATTTGACGGCAGTCTAGAAAATATTGTAACTGGCGATAGAATTACCATTTCAACCACTGATTCACGTAAGTTAATTTGTTTTCCCGCCGCAAATTGGCCCTTAGCATTGCAAATTCAGGAAACATTTACGGCCTACGTTAATGTAAATTTATACGGTGGCTTGCGATTTTTTCGCACGTTTGAAGCGGCGGTTAATAACGAAAGAAGCCTAGAGCTTCCTTTGGCTGCATTTACAGGGGCTCCAGTTGCTATTGTCATTGAAGTGGAAGATGCAGACTATAACATAGCGGGCAATGTTACAGGGTTTACTTTTCAAACCGAACGAGATGCGGTTGAGACCACTTCGCTTAACGATAAATTTAAGCAGCAATATAGCGCTGGATTGATTAGTGGAAGTGGTTCGATTGATGCGCTTTTTAATCCATTTACAACGGAGCGTAAAGAAAATTCACTCTTACTTTTACAGCTTATTCAACGCATAGAAATTGGAAGCGCATTTTCGGCTCAATTATGGCTTACGGACGAAAACGTATATGGCAGTGATTTGGATGTATATTATGAATTTGACGCAGTAATTAACAGGGCTGGCGTTGAGATTAGGGGCGATCAGATTATTTCCGTGTCCATTGATTTTCTTTCGACAGGGGAAATTGGTTTAAAAGTAGGAAGAGCGCAAGGTTATGTGCTGCAGCAAGACCAAGGACGCATTCTTACCAAATTGTTTGACGTGGATGCATTGCTTCAGGAAGTGGATGATTAATACAATGGTGGCAATGGTTAGAATTCTTTTAATAGCACAGACATTGTAAGATGGCCGACCAGACAATTTCTCAGCTTAATTTGCTTGCTGCTGGGTCATTGGCCGCCAATGATGAGCTGCCGATTGTCGATATAAGCGCTAGTGAAACAAAGAAAATTCGCGCGGCCAGTTTGGTTGAGGCCGGTATTACCTTAATCACTGATGGCAGTATTGATTTAATCAAACTTAACCAGGCTAGTGCAACCAAAATCGGCACCTCTGCATTGGCAGATAGCCTAATCACCTCTGCAAAATTAAACGACAATAGCTCTATTGTTTCAGCTAGCACTTCTCCCGCCGCCAATAATTTTACTGGCAAAGGTTGGTTCCGTTCCACTGACCAAAATCTCTATATTTATTCTGCTGGCTCTTATCAGCAAGTGGTTATGCCCACTGCTGGCATTGCCGATAGTGCCATTACAACAGCAAAAATTGCCGCCAATGCCATCACTGATGCCAAAATTCAAAGCGGTGGCTTAACTGCTGGAAGTATTGCTTCGGACGCAATTACCACTATCAAAATTCTTGATAGCAATGTAACAACGGCAAAAATTGCTGATAGCGCAATTACCAATGCAAAAATTGCTGCTGCAACTATTCAGGGAACTAAGCTTGCTGATGGGGCAGTCAGCACTGCTGCGTTAGCAACTAGTGGCATTACTAGTGCAAAATTTGCGGCTGGTGCAGTTGACACTACAGCCCTTGGAAGCAGTGCTGTTACTAATGTAAAAATTGCAGACAATACTATTGCCTATGCCAAGCTTAATTTGGCGGCTGGTGATGTTCCTGGCAGCAAAATTACAAGTGCCACGATTAGCGGCCTTCAACTTGCCTCTGCAGCCGTTGCAACGGCTGCCATTGCCGATGGTGCAGTTACTGCCGCCAAAATCGCTACAAGTGGCGTTACGGCTGGCAGAATAGATACGAGCGCTGTCACAACGGCCACCATTGCTTCTGCTGCCGTAACTGCAGCAAAGATTGACGCCGGAGCTGTTGGTACGTCTGCACTAGCCTCTAGCGGCATCACTTCAGCCAAGTTCACCGCTGGAGCTGTTGACACGACAGCCTTAGGAACAAGCGCCGTTACTACTGTCAAGATTGCAGACAGTGCTGTCACCTATGCAAAACTTAGTCTTTCCGATGGTGATGTTCCCGGCACAAAGATTACTTCTGCAACAATTAGCGGGCTGCAAATTAGCACTGGTGGTGTTCTTACCGCCAATTTAGCTGATGGCGCTGTAACTAATGCAAAGATTGCATCGGCCACCATTGGAGCCGGAAAATTTGTTGCAGGCGCCATTGCGACAACAGATATTGCTGATGATGCCATTACCAATGCCAAGATTGGTGACAATGCAGTGGATACGTTGCAAATTGCTAATAGTGGCGTTACAGCAATTAAGCTCGCCAATAGTTCTTCTACTGTTGTTCAAGCAAATGCGCCAATTGCTAATGGAACTTTCACTGGACAGCAGTTCTTGGACACTTCCACTAGTTACGAATATACGTGGAATGGCAGCAGTTGGCAGCGTCAAGCGGCAATTAATAATATCACTTTTAATGATTCCACTCCTCTTGCTTTTTCTGTTTCTTATCCCGATAATTTCTCGGCAGTCATCACTTCATCGTTAGACAGTCAAGCTGCTAATAGGTTTTTTGTTGGCCCAACAACTGGTGCAAATGCAGCACCAACTTTTAGGGCAATGGTTCCGGCTGATTTGCCATTGGCCACGAGTGGTACTGTTGGCGCTGTGCAACCCGGCGCGGGCTTGCAAATGGGCGGTCCTGGCATTATTCAACATTCAAACAATACCACTGCAGGAACTTATCGAGGAGCCTATACAATTGACGCGCAAGGTCATATTGTTTCTGTTGCCAATAACTTGGTGCCAGATGACATCCCAAGCTTAGATGCAAGCAAAATTATCACGGGATCATTTACGAGTAGTTTCTTGGCGCCAAATAGCGTCACGGCCTCGCAACTGGCTGACTATGGAATTGCACAGGTTAGCGAAAGTGCTCCCACTCCTGAATTTGCTGGACAATGGTGGATCAATCCCAATGATCGTTCTGCCTATATCTGGGTGGGCGTGGTATCACCTACGCCTGAAGGTTACTGGCTAAACCTTGGTTATGGCAGTCCCACGCAAATTAACCTTCGTTTTGGCGGCACTTATAACGCCTCCGGCAATGTTGTTGAAAGTATTAATAGTTATGGCATTGAAGCTGGCTTGACGGTTGGGCAGGCCCTGTCTAGTCCGAACACTAGCAGCAATGGCCTCTATCTTATCGTCACATCTTCTGGTGTTGGCACCACGCCAGCTCCCAATAGCAATCTTGCCATTGGCAACTGGGTGTTGTCTGAGGGGATTGGTGCTAATTGGCGCAAAGTAGAACTAACGAGTGCTGTTGCGGGTATTGGCGATCAAGACGTTCTTGTTGACGGAGGTTCGTTGGTGCCTGTAGCTTCTGGCATTGCTAGCCAGGAGGATTTTAATGAAAGTGTGTGGGCGAAAGTGCAAATTGCAAATACAACTACAGCAGGCATTGTGCGTGCTTCTAGTGAAATTACAGTGGCATCTGGCACTGGCATTATGAATGTTGGCACTGTAGACGATGGCGCTTATTGAGCCATGCTGCAGGAGCTAAATCATGCATATCCCGCAAAAGTTTGTCTATGCAGGCAAGGAAATACCACCTTATGGAACGCCAGGGCAGGTATTAGTTAAGACGGCCTCAGCGTTTTACTATACGGCATGGGATGATTTGGATCATTTAATCAATGACAGCAATGCTGAGATAGATGAAGGTGAATATTATTAGAATGTGAAAGACTTAATCGCCACCTTTTTGGTTTAGGCACATGGCTTCCATTCTTAAGCATCTTCGTTCGTCCACTGCCGATAAGCGCCCCACTGCATCGGGCTTGGCTGATGGACAAATTGCAATTAATACGGCGTCAGGGACGCCTGCAATGTTTTTCAAGGACAGTGCTGGAAACATTGTCAAAATTGGCCCTGCTCACACCGGCACCACTGCTCCAAATGTAAGCCCCGCTGGTAGTGCTGGTAATTCTGATGGCGAATTATGGATTGACGAAAGTCTGACCACTCGTGGATTGAAATATTACGATGGCGCCACGTTTGTCAACTTAACACCTTCTGGCACCACTACTACTGTTGGCCTTGTTGAGCTTGCCACTGACGCAGAAACTCAAACTGGCACTGACAATGTAAGGGCAGTCACGCCTTCTGGCCTGCAAAGCAAAATTAGCGATAGCACGAGCACAACCAGTTCCACCACCATTGCATCTTCTACGGCTGTTAAAAGTGCTTATGACCTAGCCAATGCTGCACTTCCAAAAGCTGGCGGCACTCTTACTGGCGAACTTTTAATTAGTCCTAG